AAGTAACTCCACCTATCGTAACTGTACCCGTGAAGGTAGGACTTGCAAGCGGAGCCGCAGCGAGGTTCCCCCTAGCGGTAGCAGCATTTGCCACATCCGATAAGTTATTAGAAGCCTCAAGGAATGTAGTGAGATCAAACGTGGCTGATAGGTTAACCACTGCAGCGCCTGATCCGGCACCGTCACAGTAGATCACTGCGCTTTCGCCGTTAGGTATGGTCACATTTGCGCCAGACCCTTGAGATATAATTACGGATTGACCAGAACTATTCTTAACAAAGAATAGTTTATCTTGATCGTTTGGAGATACTGTTACGGTATTCGTTCCAGAAGGAGAGCCGCCAAACACAAGAACCTTATACTGACCGTCAGACAAAGAGCCATCTGTTGTGGTTAGCGTATGAGTTGTTCCAGAAAGAGTGATATTGCCTACACCATTGGTAAGTCTATCAATAATCTGAAGGTTTGTGTTTGTTGTCGAACCCCATGTACCAGACTGTTCGCCATTGGCAATCAGCTCAATACCGCTGTTTACTGTGTATGTACTAGCCATGAAGCATTAACCTCCTGTCACGGTCTAATTTGAGTATACTCTGTTGTGGCGCTTGGCGCAATATTTGTCCACACCGCCGTTTCATCAGGGACTATTCTGCCCCACACTGTGACCCCTCGTGGTCCTATCGATCCAATTGCCTCGACCCCCGTGACAGGAGCATCGACACCTGTACCTCCGGTAACACTAACAGAACCAACGCCCGTTGTCACCTGTAACCCGGTAACTGGAACCTGAATGCGAAGATAAACGGATGCAGCTCCTACCGCGCCCGACATTCCAATGTTAGAAGCAATAGACTGACTCCACGCACCAGAACTCCAAGAGTCTCTACCCCAACCCGAATTGTCTGAAGCGGTTAGATATACGGTAACGCTTTGCGGTAAGCCATTTACTACGCCTGTTGCTTCCAGACCTGTTAAGGAAACACTTGCTAAACCTGTAGCAGTAACTCCACTCAAAGCACTGGTAGCTGCAAGCCCCGTGACGACTGCGTCCGATCCGCCTGTAGCGGTGACGGAATTTAGTGCAGATGTACTGGAAACACCAGTGACGTTAATTCCTACACCTGCGCCCTCAACCACCGTAACTGAGCCAACGCTACTTGTGGCGGAAATACCTGTAACGGAAATATTGGGAGCATCGCCAGATACAGCTACAGAACCTACAGCACTTGTACCTTGTACGCCCGTGGCAAGAGCAATCATTGCCCCGTTAACTGAAACAACACCTACGCCGCCTGTAGCCGAAACACCAATGGGTTGCGTTGGCAAACCACCGACTTCACCTGTTGCCTCGATTCCTGTAAGAGCAATATCCGCTCCGGCACTAGACGTAACAGAACCAACCGAAGAAGTTGCCTGTATGCCGATAACGGCTACTTCACCCGGTATGGACGCAACAACAGAACCAACGGCTGTAGTACCCACAGAACCTGTAGGAGATACTACTGCGCCAGTAAGAATACTTACATCGCCAATGCCGCCCGTAGCGCCTATTCCCGTAGCAGGTACAGTGGCTACGCCCTCAATAGAAACAGCGCCAACACCAGTAGTTACACCAATGCCATTGACAGCAATATTCGGGGCGCTTGCCGATACAGTGACAGTGCCTACCTGACCAGCAGCCGAAGGAAGGGTAACGGCTGGATTACTCCAAGTGCCGCTACTCCAACTACTTCGGCCCCAGCCTGTGAATATTACGCTGGCATCCGCCATGACCCGTCACCCCTCTGGAGAGTTTAGGCTATACGGATAATAGCGTTACTCGCATCTGCTGTTGGGAATACGATCTGGAAGTCACCAGACGTAGACGTTTTGTCCGCGCCAAAGTCCAAGACAACAACGGTTGGATCACCAGATGCTGTGTCATTGTAGATCAATGCGCCACGAGCAGTGATGGTTGCAGACGTAAACGTCAGGTCTGCAAAGTCTGTAAACCCTGTTGTACCAGAAGTTGTTGGTGTGACATTGGTCAAAGCACCGCCACCTGCAGAATACGAACCAGAGTTACCAACTTCGTTTGTCGCTGTGTAAGCTGTGGTCGCTGCGTTGAAAGAAGCACTGTTTGTGTACAGAGCCAACTTAAACGTGTTGCCGCTTGAGTTTGTAAAGTTATGTGTAGCCGTCATCAATTCTTTCTTGAATGATGTACACATGTAGTTTCCACTAAAGGCCATATTAAAGTCTCCTTATGAGGTCAGCCAGATCGGGATGTCCCGCATCATTAAGTGCATTATACACAGTTGTGCGGTCACTGCGAATAGCTTGTCGCATATAAAATGCAACGAGCGTCTCAACGTGCTTTTGGTAAGCACGAGCTTGATCCCTGATAGCTGGGGGTGCTGTATCAGATACAGAGATCAACTTCTGAACGCATTGCTCAGAAAGTTCTTCTGGAGTAAACCCTCTGTGGTTACTTGTGTTTACTAGCACTAAGTTCTCATCACGAGGTGTATCAAGTTTTAACTCAAACATTTACATTTCCATCCTTGGCTCGCCATCACGGTAACTGTCCCGCTTCAGTCTGCCTTCTCCCAATACAACTAGACGCCTCATAGCGTTGTCAAAGCCTTGCTGATACATAGACAGCACATCGGCCTCGCCCTTCATAAACACATAAGCGTTTATTAAACTTCCGTAAAGCAGAGCTTCTTCGGCGTTGTCCCCGAGCCAAGAGCTGCCAGACGCTACAATCGAAGGTGGATCGTAGTAATAGTGCAATTGAACATTATAATCTGCGTCAGGTGTCGGACCTAAGATAAAGTTACCGGGAGAGTTGGTTGACGCGAAGTCACCATCAAACTCGGAATAATACTTAGGAATACCAGTCGTACCCGTTTGATTCGGGTAAGCCTCGCGCATGAAGTTCACATCCTTCTCTATCAAGAAGGTATAGTTACCACTGCTATCAATCACCGCAAAAGAGAACGGTGCCAGAAAGTCCGATGGCCTAGCGATATACGGATTGTTTTGATCCATGCTCGCGTTCACGTTCTTGCGAAGCTCTGGAATCATCACCGTGCGGTGTATAAGCTCCTCGGCTTGCTCTATGAACGTAGGAATCTGAGAGACGAATGTTGTCTCGTTGTTCTCAGTATAGTCCTGTATGGCCTGTGATAACTCAGAATAGTTCATTTGAACTTAACCCATTTTAAAGTTTCCGCCGCGAGTTGCAGCTCCCATGCCGCGACACTTGCCGCCCATGTTCATCTTCTTGGGCATCTTGCCACCGTAGTTCATCTTGCCAACACCATCAGCAGCAAAGGCTGGTACAGACTTGCCGCCCTTCTTTACCATCGGCATCTTTCCACCAGATTTCATAGCAACAGGTTTTTTCATTTTACCACCATACATCTTTTTCTCCGCTTTCTCTTTCTTTTCGCGCTCTGCTATGGTGAGACCATCAGGGCTTCGTGTACTCATTTCCTCGACTCCGTAGATAGATTTCGGACGAGCTTTGGGGCGTAAGGACTTCTTAGGTGCTGACATTTTAATCTCCTAATCTACTAAGGTTCTACTAAGGTGTTAACTTTATAACCCATTCCACTGTGTACACTGCAGTAAGTATACAGTGTTGGTGCGCCTGTAGCCACTTCTATTTGTGTATAGGCTCCAGAACTGCCGGGAGTACCCGCATATGTGACACCTGTTGTATACTCCGACCCGCCACCATGTGTGCCATCGGCAGTGGTCGAGAAGCGCAGTGGATGCCCTGAGTTAGTGTTGCTTGATTGGTCATAACGATATGTGCTGCCCTCGTATACGTCTACACCTGCACCGCCGGGCTGAGAGCCATTTTGGTAGTAAACATTACCACTACCGGGGTTAACAACGGTTATTGCGTATGTAGCTCTAATGGCAAACGCAGATGCTGAACCAACGGATGATGTAGAACTAATACCTGTAAGATTTGCAGTGGCGTCAGTCTGGGGGATATTTACAGATACTGAACCAACGGAAGGCGAAGCAGTCGATCCAGTGACATTGACTATCTCATTACCTGTTTCTGAAACGGAAACAGTAACTCGGCCTACAGAAGCAACCATAAATTGCGCAGGGTTCCACACAGGATTAAAGCCAAATAGCTCTCGGCTCTGTAGTAGAGAAGTATCTGGGCGTGGGTTTCTTAGTGATTGAGGGTCATTAACCTTTACACGCCCAAGAAAGTTCTGAGGCTGATCTGGGTCAGCGACATCTCTGCCAACAAGAAAGCCAGTCTTAACGCCGTTGCTATACTCAGGCACAAGGTCTTTGAGGGGGTAACGGAACCCCGTCCTGTCACAGAACCCGAAGGCGTATTTGGCTTTCGCGTAGGTCATTACCCACCCAACATAAATGTATCGAAGGGTACAAACTTGATCGACGCTGTTTCCTCATCTTCACCAGCAGCGAGCTGAAACTGGAACTCATACTCTTGCTTCAACAGTGGAACACGGGCAGCAACGTCTGGCTTCTTCATAGCAATGTAGTATGCCATGCCGGAAACCAAAGCTGGTACAAAGCGGGGTGGCACCGAAGATACGTCCCCACCAATACCATTAGACAATCCATCAATGCCCTTCAGCCTGTAATAGGCTAGAGTATACGGCGTGGTGGAATCTGGCACGGGCCATAAGGTTACTTTGACTTCCGTGGGGAGCCTTTGGACGTAGATTTGGGTCGGCCTACCTTGCGTGTTTTTGTTGGTTTGCTGGGCGTAGGTCGTGACACTGACCCTCGCGAGGGCGGTATCGGTTTGATTTGTACCTGTGCCTGTACGGACTTGGTGTTCGATGAGGTCGATGGTGTCTGAAGGAAGGGTATACGTTGACGTACCCGCTGTAATAGCGAGCGTACCCGCTTCAATAGTGAAGAGATTAAGACCACGATTCTGCCACTCCAATGTTAATATGTTAAGGCTCCTACGAGCCGTTTTTAGATCATATCCAGAACGCATCTCAAGGCCAGCACGCTCATATGCTTCCTCAAATAGTTCTGGTAGGTCTGGTGTGACTACTGCCATGATCTAAGTCTTCCTATACTTCGCCGTCTTCTTGGCAATTTTCTTTGGCTGCTTGGCAACCTGCTTACCTTTTTTAGTAGCTTCGCGCTTCTTCTTAGTAGTAGCTGCGTATTCCTTAGCCGTCAAAGCCTTGATAGCCTTCTCAGGAAGGTATCGCTCTCCCGTAGCCTTCTTCCCCTGCGTAGATGGCTTACCAGACTTGGTCCGCCACTTCTGCTTGGTCCAGCTTTTAAGACTTTTTTGGCTTGCTTTTAGCGCCATCTGCTTTAGCCTTTGCTGTCTTACTCAACTCTTTATAATGCACTAGCTTTACGCTTGTCTTGCCATGGGTCTTGCCTGAATGCAGAGAACCGTCAGGCATCTTATGTGTGCCACCTTTATGGACAGTGCCGTCCTTGCGATAATGCTTTACGCCTTTCATGATGTGTACCCCCCACCAGAAGATTTGTACGCTTTAGCCAACATCTGGGCTTTCCTAGCGGACCATTGGCCCGGCGCTCCACCCTTACCGCCAGCTTTTATCCTATTAAACAGACGCTTGCGCTTCTCAGGTTGAGTGTAGTTACCAGCCTCGTTGACTTTACTCTTTGACTTTTTCTTAGTCTTGCCGCCCTTACCAAAGCGAATGATGTCTAAATCCCTAGCATCATCTCCAGTCGAGACGCGATTGCCTGTTAACTGACTTCCCATTTGAGTTCTAGAAATAGCCATTTAACATTTCCACCGTTTTCTAGCCTGACGTAATCGGCTGTTGGGGTCTTTCGCAGCTTTGGGGAACTGCTTCATCTGTCCAGCAGAGCGAGCGCAGTAGGACTTACGCCGCTTGGCGGCTGCGCTGCCTTTCTTCACCGTACCTGTAACCGCCGTCTTTAGCTTAGAGCCGGGGTTATCTTTACGGTATTTAGCCACACCCTTCTTGGTCATACCCGCACCGGATTTGGTTGGGCGTTTTTGACCACCTTTTATGGTGTGGCCCTTCATAGTTCCTTTTTTCTTTTCAGCCATAACTCACTCTATGAGTAGGGTCATCTTATTGCCTGACCCGGTAAAGGCGGCAACGAAACAACCATCATCAGCCAGTATGCCATCATTGGGGATGTACACATCGTTCCAACCTGTAGGTAGGGTCAGATCAAGTATGACTTCTCCTGTGGCACTGCCACTGCGAATAGTGAAGGCAGCAGCAGATGCGGCGTTTACTAGAACACCCTGCAGCCTGCCCCGTGATGGTCCTAAAAGTGCGGGTGTGTCACCCACTGCAAAGTTGAATGCGCGAACCTCTTGTCCAGCCATAACCTAGTCCTTCTTCTTTGGGGGACGACCACGCTTCTTTTT